CCATACTAAAAAAATGTCCTATTTTGCGCTTGGATTTCCATACTTTTATTTTTTCAATCAGCCCCGGCATGGTTTTGATTGTAAGCACACTGATAGTCTGATTTATGTGTAGTGTTAGCCAAGGTTGATCCAATAAGATTTCAAAGTTAGAAATCCATTTATCTACCACTAGACCATATCTTGTATATTCTTGTTCGGCTCCTAAGCAATCAATGCTACAAGTTAAGTCTATACGTTTGAGTCGGCGTGAAGATAATAATTTTTTAAATCTCTGGATATATTGTTCTAATTTTACAGGAGATAAAGTCAAATTGGTTATAAGACATAATTCTAAATTAGGATGTTTCGAAGATTCAAAATATTCTAAACAAGTTTCGAGTTCAGGCTGATAGAAACTCTCGCCGCCGCCTACCGTAAATCTTACCAGTCCGGTTGAATATTGGTTCATCCATGCCCAAAATTTTTCTAACAATGCCGAATGCGTGGTATCAATTTTTAGTGGTTCAAGTATTACTCCATTTTTCTCAAATCGACCGTGTTTGTTGTATTCTGAATTTATTTTTGAACTAAGATCAGGCCCGCAGTACACGCAAGATAAATTACATTGATTATTAAAAAACACCTCAAGCACAGTAGGTTGTACCGCCACAGCGGTAGGATCAGTTTCGAGTTCAGGTGGAGATTGATTAGGTATAGCAAGATGCCTCATGCGGTCACTGGAACCCCCCGACTGTTCAACCTCTCTACAGTAATAACAACTGGTGCTGTCTGGCCAGAGCCCATCTAACATTCTCGTGCGATCTCTTTGTTTTTGATCAGTATTGTGAAATGTATCAAATGTGTCTGGAGTTATCTTTATAGTTTCACATCGATGACAACTTGCAGTTTCTCCCTTGTAAAGATATAGCGTGCTCCAGTTCCACTTCAATTGGCAAGCCGTTGCCGTTTTGATGGGGAAATACTTATCCATTAATTTTCCCAGTCGTCTTCGTGATAGTCTTCTTCTGCGTCAATACCATCATCCTCATCATCCTCGTCTGTGTAGGATTTGTCGTTGTCAAGATATGCTGTAAGAGCACGTTTGATATCTGCATCGCCCTTGAACGTATCCTTGATATCATCCACGTCACAGTCGTTGTCGATCAAGATAGAAACTACTGTCTCGGCTGCTTCATTGCGATCCACTGTATTCACATACCGCTTGAGTTCTGACCAAATTTCGCTGGCCACTGCTACTGCTTCATTCATTCTACTGCCTCCTCGATGGTACTTACCTCTTCTTTATGATTTCCAAAATCTGCCATAGCACGGTCCAAACAACTTTCTTCGTTGGCTTCCCACTTCTTGCGGAACTTCTTAATAATTTCACCGTCGCTGGTCACAAACACTAGGCTGTTACCTTCTTTCTTCAGGAGATTGCGTTTCTCCATGAGATCCACCATACCCGAATACGGGCTCATTCCAGTCTCATAGGGAATCTTGACCTGTACGCCTTCGAAGGGTTTTGAATAGCGTGTTTTCATCACTTTACAAGCAGCACGGATACCCATGACGTCTGTGATCTTGTTGCCATCCTCGTCCTCTTTGAGTTTGAGTTTCTTCATAGCAACTACGATACTGCTGGCATAGATGAAGCCTTGACCGCCGGAGATCTTGTCATCTGGGTCAAACATGTCCTGACTTGCGTATGTGTGGTTGGTACAAACCAACCCTACATTGTAACTACCAAACATATTCACACAGTTACGAACTAGACTAGTTAGTGCTTTGGGCTTACGACCCATGTCGCCTTTCATATCGCCTGCATCAAACTGATTCACATCAGTAGGTGTAAGCAACATGCCTAAGCTGTCAATCACAAACATTACCTTAGGACGTTCGCCGTCGGGTAGTGCCTTGTAGTCGCTCATGAATGTGCTGATTGTTTTGGCCACATCATCAATCATGGCCATGCTCAATTTGAGCAGTTTGTCTTGGCCGGTATCTACACCAAGTGCTTTGAGCCAGTCTTCGTCTAGTGCGTTCTCGCTGTCGATCAACACCACATAGATACCCTGTGCCTGAGCGTTCTTGATGATGTTGCCGGAGCAGATGTAACTTTTACCTGCACCCGATTCACCTGCGAACACGGTGACTTTACCTAGTGGAATACCTCGGTTAAAGTCTCCAGAGATCAAGTAGTTCAAGGCATAGTTGCCTGTAGAGATCCAGTCGGTTGGATCATTGAAACCAATGCTCAAGCCTTCGATCGACTTGGTGATTTCCTTACGGAACTTGCTTACGTCAAATGGTTTTCCCATGATGTTTCCTTAATATGTTTATATTATACTATCTTTTGTGGACAATATCATCTTAATATTGCCGTTTTCAACGTCGGAGATTACCGAAGTAATCTCCAAATACTCGCACTCTATACCAGTTTTCTGTAGTTCCCTTAGTTGCATTGCAACCATGTCGATCACAGAGTACTTTAATCTATCGTAGTAAATATGCCAGTCTGACACACTGAGATAAATTTTACCTGGCTTCTTAAGCCACTTTAACAAATTAGGTTTCTCAGTGCCTGAACGATTTATACGTTGATTAACCAAGTAATCTAAGATGCTATCGTTGTATTTTAACGATATTGGATTTATCAGAATTAAATTATCAAACTCTTTATCAAAGTCAATGCCTTGACTAGAATACAACATACCATCCACTGACTTAATCGTACAAGGTAAAACTTCTACCACTGTTATGTCTGGCATGAAGTCTTTAAAAAACAATCCCCCACTATCGAACACAACCGATGAGCCTGCACAGTATTCGATTATTTTTCGAGACCACGGATCACAGATTTTTTCTTTTCTGTGTCGATTTCTGATATAGGAATCCCACTTATATAATGCGTTCTTCCACATCTTGTATTGTGCAACTCGATTGGGGTTCATATCAATCCTTCCATAAAAAATATTTTATGTTTGGATGCACAAAAATATAATTGCTTCCTTCTATCATATAACCTTGTTGGTGTGCCAATTGTAAAGGGTAGTCGATTACTGTGCTTAGATTTTCAATGCGGGTGGCAAACGAACAATTCATCCTAAACACAGTATCAATATTTTCACTGTAAGTTCCTGACAGTGTTTCGTCAAAACTCAACGGTGAAAGATAGTAGCTCAATGCCGCTATGTAAATGCCACGGTTGCTTTTGTTATAACAGTCTTGATAGAGTGCAAATAATTCTTCAAGTCGAATTTTACTCAACTCAATATCTGTGATAACATATAGGTCTGGTTGTTGGTCAGCAGCACACTCAAACGCACCAAGCAGTCTCTTAATACTATAGTGACAATAATCAAAATTCAAAGATAAGTCCATTGGCGCTAAAATGTTAGCCAAAGCAGTGTCTTGTGGAATAGTATCCCACCCTTGCGCATCCTTTTGCATTTTATACCAATCATGAAATCTCTTGCTCATGGTAATATTTCTATTAGATAACTTGTGCTAGTTGGTGGAGCATGCAATAATTTTAAATCAATGTGTGACACGTTATAGTGTGTCAGTAACATTGAATGGCACATTGCAGTCTCATAAAAGCTCAAGTTAATCTCACGTACTTTTTTTAAAGCGATATCATTAACAATCTGTTGACATTTTGCTACACTATCATAATACACTTGATTTGAAGCCGATACAAGTTTGCAGAACTCTTCCACTTGCCTATGTACAGGATTGAATCTTAAATTTGTTAACCATGCAACCACATGTGCCGGGTTTTGCCAATAATCAATGATGTCCAACTTATAATCACAATCCACATACCAATCTGAATCAGCTTGTATTTTATCCTTCAGTGTCACTGACAGTATCTCTAACTGTTCGCCGTATGTTTGCCCGAGCTGTTTGTATATCACAGGATCATTATAATCCGGCACGTCTCCGACCCACTTCTTTAGTCCCATCAATAAAATTAAATAACGACCAAAATAAGTTGTTGATGTGGAACAAGCTACTTTATTACCTAATGCTTGTTCTATGGATACATCACACTCAGGATGCTTCAATTGGTATAGCACACCTTGAGGAACATAGTGGTGTAAGTTTTGTTGATCAAGGAAAGAAGGGAACACCTTGTTCCCTTCTTTTGTGCATGTCTCAATAAGAGCCATGGCCGCATGACCCATGGCTCCATTATGATAGCAAAAAACCAACATTACTATTTGTTTTGGCGACTACGGATCATTGCCAGGATGTCCTGGGTCTTGCTGTCACCAGCAGGCTTGCTAACCGGAGCGGTAGCCACTGCTGGCTCATCGTCAAAGTCATCAGCTACCTTGGCAGGTGCTGCTACTCGCAAAGCCGGCTTGGGAGTATCTTCGTCCACTTCTGTTGCGGCTGCTGCACCAGCAGGTGCATTAACACCAGCAGGGCGGAAGTATTGACCCCAACGCTCTGTGTCGTAAGGCTGTCCATCTACCGAGGCTTCAAACATTTCCTTGATCACTTTGAGTTCCACATCAGTGGGCTTCTTGGGCAAAAATGTGTTCAAGTCAAACAAGCCATGTGCATCCACTGCTGCTTGTTCAACATCAGTCAATGCGGATTCTTTACGTGCCCACTTGCTGCTGTTGTAGTCAGCGAATCCACCTTTTTGTGTTTTGCTGATACGGAAGTCCAGACCTGACATGGTGTCAGTTGGCAAGTTTTCCAATTCAGGATCCATCAACGCACCTTTGATCAAAGTGAATAGTTGTGGTCCGATGATGAAACGTCGGATGGGATTGTCCGGAGTCTTGTCGTCGGCGATGGGATTCTCACGAACGAATCCTTGGAAGATGTAGCTGCGTTTCTTCCAGTACTTACGACCCATGTCTTCGAGGCTCTTGTCCTTGAACCAGGTACGCACTTCTGCCAGGATTGGGCAAGCGTCTCCCCACATCTCCACGCAAGGTACTTGTACCATGACCTGTTTGGAATCCATCTCACCTTTGATG